AACAAAACGTGAACAAGGCAGCGGATGCGATCAATGCAATCGGTGGGCTGTTTAAATAAGCCGGAAAGTCGTGTGCGAGAGGCCCGCAATTGCGGGCTTTTCTATGCCTGCGGGACTGACCATGCAAAAACCTTGATCGGCACGCCCGTACTTTCGGCCGGGCAACAAAAAACCCCGTAGACGTTAATCTACGGGGTTTTCAAGAGTGGAGGCCGAGGTCGGAATCGAACCGGCGTAGGCGGATTTGCAATCCACACAAATATTTATATATTTCAATATCTTACATCAATATCAATTCCGCACCGTGAGGGTTTTCGGCTCCCTTGATCCAGCTAAATTCGGGGTGCTCCGTTTCGATTGCGGAATGGATTTTCTGCGCTTCGTCGGCTGACGTCGCACAACCTACCAACCTCGACTACTGTATGCAAATACAGTATTTGAGCTTGCCCAATATGAACATCGACGAAGACACCTCAGCGTGGCTTGACTGCCCTACACCCCTGGAAATGTACCAGCATCAGTGCGCTCTGCTGGAGGACGAACTCATTCAAACCCAGGCCATGTTGCGCAAGTCGCGGGCGAACGTGGCCGGCCTCGTGCAAATGAATGACCTGCTTGCCACCCGCAAGGCCGAAGCAGAAGGAAGACTCGCTGCCGCGCGTGAACAGATAAGCATGCTGGAACAGCAGCACTCGTTTGCCTCAGTACAAAGCGTGAAGATTGTTACCGGGCAGCGCGATTATCTGCTTAGGGAGAATCAGCGACTGCTCGCCGAGCTTAGTAAGGCAATCCCATCCTGAGCTTGACGACCAACCCATTAATCTTCCTATACTCTAACGGTAAACCAAAATGAGCGATCAATATGGATCGATATGATTTTTGTCTTGTTACTTCAAACGTGTATTTCGAAGAAAACGTCATCCCCTATGGCATCAATGACGCACTGACTATTCAGCGCGCTGACGAACAACATATAAATATATTTCAGAGCAACATGGAGGGCGCAAAAAACGACCACCAGTTTCATAATTTTTTAGATTACGGCTCACCATGCTTTATATTAAACGCCGATAAAGACCCCATACCTGCACCAACTCCTAGATGGTGGTCAGTCAGTTTTCAGGACGGGCTAGACCATACAGAAATACTTAACATGGCCGGAGAGCTTATTCGACCAAAAATGAAATTCGCCATGCAGGGCGCCATCGGAAATGAAAATAATTTCTATTCGAGCTTTCATTTAAGGATAAAACCGCATGAGGCGGATAGAATTTGTCGTGAATCTTGGATGCCATATAGACCCCAGCTAGTACCTACTCAGTCTTTGGTTAACTTTCAGCTCTATTTTGGAAAGCTAGAGAGCGAAGATTTAATTCGTGAAACAAAACATGCAATGAAGTTATTCCTTGACTCAATGAGTCTTGATATCAGCTCCACACTTAAAACCCTCTCATATTTCTCAGTGATCGAATGCTTCATAACTCGACACGGCCCAGCAATAGCACCACAAATCTTAAACAATATAAAATCAATCATGGAAAGATCTGAAACACCTCCTAATACAGCGCAATACTTTGGAGCGATCGAATACAAAAAACTTTGGGACACACTATATGACATCAGGAGCCGTATCGCTCACGGCTCAGTTATTAAATTGAAGCCTTTTATAAAAGATCTAAGCAACGTTAATTCCTTCCTGGAGCTAGTAATAATTGAGATTGCAAAAGTTGCCTTGATTGATCCAGAGTTTATTAGAATGTTGCGAGAGAAAACAAAATATTAATGTACCGACAAAACCTCTCTAACGTAAGACTGGCAAGCCTGAAGCGCTATCAACCCAATGTTCCCATCGTCGGTTATTGCGATAATTCGTTGAGCATGCGCTGGGTCAAGTTGGGCTCGACGGGCTGCATGAACCACGCTGGCGGCACTGGCGGCGGTAGGCACGTCGCACCCACTGGCTGAATCCGTGGCGTCAAGAAGGACTGACAGCCGCACATCAGCAGTAGCAAGGCGGTCACGCAGCAGAGCCTGGTTGCGCTGGGCATCGGATAATTCCTTGGTGTGTTGTTGGTCGGAGGCAGCCAGTTGCTGCTCGATGGCCAGGCGTTTGTCTTGTTCGGCGCGGGCCTGGGCGGTAGCGGCGTTGCCGATCGCGTCAAGGTCCGCCTGGAAATGCCCCGCCTGCTTTGCCAGCTTCACGTCATACCGCCAATCCTGCACCTGCCAGGCAGCGCCGACGCTCACGGCCATGGCCAGCAGGATCAGCGCCAGCTTCTGCACCAGCATCACGTCAGCACCTTCAGCGCCTTGTTGTACAGAGCCAGCCGATCCGCCGCGCCATTGGGCACCTTGCCCTTGCTGCCTGTGTTGATGGTGCTACCGATGTTCTGAATATCGCCAGCATCGGCCAGGGTGTTTAGCCCATTGACAGACCAGTACCAAGCCGCCGAAAGCGCGGCGTATTGAGGCTGCTCTAGCAACTCAGGATGATTGACTAGGTCAACGCCCAGCGCTTCACCGCAGGCGGCATGGGTCTTTTTGCCGGTCACCTGGATCAGGCCGCGCCCACGGTACTTCCACCCATCGCCCGGCGCGGTGTTGCCCAGGCGCCCGGCGTACACGATGTTGGCAATCTGTTCTGGCTTGCGAGCGGCCGCCGTTGCCCGCGCCAGGTCGAAGCGGTCCTTCCAGGTCGCCATCAGCCCTTCGACGCCGTAATTCAGGTTTTCCACCACGCGCGTCAACTGCCCCGACTCATGCCCGACCTGGGCGATGAACGCAGCAATGCGCAGCCGCGTGACGATTCCGTACTTGGCCATGGCCACGTTCAGCACAGGAACAAAAACGCCGGCTTGGCGACCGGCGTTTGGGAGGATCTGCAGCAGCTGCTGCTCGGTGATTGGCATAGCTTTCTCCAGGCAATAAAAAACCCGCTCAGGGCGGGTGCTGATGATGCTCAGACATCGCAAGATACTTGGTGCTGTCTCAAATCTTATTGGGCCACCCTTCTCCCAGCATCGCATCGGTGTAAGTGCCATCATCAAGAGACGCGAGCAAATCGACCTCTCGGTCAAAGCATGCTTGGACATACCCGCGAACAGCATCAGCTACTGATAGAAGCGCTTCAGCGTCGAGGCGAACGAAGCCAGACGCAGTCTTCCAGTTGCAAAAGTAGTCAGGACTGCGCGACGCGGAGAAAGCTGCTCCAGTGATCAGGTACTGGCTTTCACGTGAGGTATCGAACTCGATTCCGTTCACCGTAATACCTGATACCTCATGCCGGAAGCGGGCTTCGGCGATAGCTTGCCTATAATCGGTTACAGGATCAGTGCGCGTGATAACCCCATTAGCGGACCGCTTCCAGACGCAGTTGGGGTTCTGATGGATCTCCGACCATTGCTCTTCCTGCACAATGACGGCGCCTTTAGGAATCGAATGAACCCCATCGATCAGCAAACTACTCAATACGCCACTTTTATCAAAAACCGCATATTTGTCAGTCATGGTTATCTTCCAATCGCAAACCAGAAAAAATTATAAGCCGAGCCGGAGGCAGTGAAATTGAGCGTCATTTGCGTTGCGGACAGACTCTGAACCGCAGGTGCGGTATTACTGGCGCTCCCCCCGACAATTGAGTTGGCAAGGGCCCAGCAGATAATCGCTTCGGTCGGAAACGGCGTTATGAAGGCGTTAGCGACACCGGCTGTAAATGAACGATTCCCCCACTGCCAAACCATGCCCCCCATCCAGGTAGGGAAGTAGATGTAGCCGTTGACCGCGAGTTGAATCTGAAAACCCGCACGCAATTTTTTCGGACTGACGATGCTGTTATCGTCAATACCACCGTTTACCTCCGTCTGGCTCGAAAAACGGGCAATACCTTTTACTGTCTCGCTTGCTGATACAAGAAGCCGTCCAAACTCCTGATATATGTAGTTTGTATTCACCATACTAGCGCCATTGTCCCCAGGCGGAGGCGTTGAGTTGGTTTTTGGATTAACGAACACTGGGGTATCCAGGTCAGCCTTCGCGCTTAAACGAGATGAAAGCTTTTTCGGTGTAACAATTGTAGTATCGTCGGCCCCGGCGTTCACTTGTGGTTGAGTCGCGATTTTAGCGAATCCCGCAATAGCTTCAGTCGCTTGCACCAGAAACTTATTAATAGCTTGAAATACTCTCAAAGGGCTCATGGCCTTTGTAGTATTTGTTCCCGCTTCTGCATCCTCCTTTGTCGCAAAACTTACAGCAAACTCTTCAAGTCGCTTATTGATTGCCTTTGCAAGTTGGGAGTTATCATTCTCATTTGGAGTCAGCCCGGAGGAATAGATCATATTTAATATTTCATCGGTTACAGCTGACCCCCAAGCCGCAGGAATTAGCGAGCCGATTTGACCGGTAGATGCATTCTCATCAACAAACCGCCCGTTAACTAAACCAACGTTAGGAACACTCTTCGGATAATCCATCTACACACCTATCCCGTAATTAATAAATTCCAATGCGTGCGCAGGCGCACTGCGGCGAATCACACATTCAAGTGCTCCGCTCGAGTTAACGCCGAAGCGTCCTCCGAAGTAACTGACACCGAAGCGTCGGCCCAGCCGGCGCCGGGGGCCTGTGTTTAGCGTCCACATGAACTGAGCCGACCATGTGCCGAAGTGCGAGCGGCCGAAGCGAGCGGTTCCAAATCGTGGCGCACGATGTTCAGTCACAGTGGCTTCTGGATAGCCACGAGTAATGGCAAGCTGCACAAAGAAGGCGGGGTTCTGCGCTCCGACTTCAACCAGACGCCTGCGAACGGCCAGCTGGCGATCCTCAAATTCTGGGTTTTCACCCAAGCACTTGTCTGGCAGTCCCATGACCTTTTCCCAGTCGGGCACCAGCTCGCTCACGCCGCCCAGATCCATCTCATTAAGCATATCGGCCGCCCTGCCCTCCAGCCTGGCGAACTCCAAGGAGAGGCCCGACAGAATCAGCCCTATCTCTGGGACTAGCTCCGGATCCCACGCAGGCCCTGGAGGGAGAAGCGCTTGCAGCTGGGCCCGGTACTGATCGGCGGTTCTTAATCCAGCCATAAGCAGCCCCCGAAGGTCAGGAGTTGATTGCTGGCGGCTCGAACGTCAGCTGTTGGCGATACCAACTCGTTATCGGTTTCGCCAGTGGCGCTGCTAATAGATTCGCGGATGTGGCTTAACAACAACTTGTCGCCCAGCCCAGCCTCTCGGCTATGAAGATCCTGCAACTGCAGCGCGACAGCCGCACGTACCCGACTGGTGTCGGGTGTAAGGCGAATCTGGTACATCACCGGCACTCGCACAGGCGCAAGCACGTATAGTTCTGCCGTGACAGGCCTCAGCGGCTCAATATAGGCTTTAACCTCCGCGAGCTGGGCGATGTCAGGGATCGGGTTGGCATCATCGTCGCGCATCACAAACAAGCCAACGGTGCCTGGCCCAAGGAAGGCCCGCCGGCACCAGGCGCGGGTGACGCCAGGCACTTCCAATGCCCAGGTCTCATAGTCGTCCGCAGAGCCGCCGTGGGGTATCACACGGTACGATCGTACCACCCGCGCACGAAGCGACTCGACGCTTTCCTGGGCGATGCCGCCGAGCAATCCAGGGGCTAACACCGTGAAGGTGCTGACAAGTCCTTCCACCGGCTGAATCAAGCTCAACACCATGCCCGCTTCGATGTTGCCAAGGGCGCCTGCATCTACCGCTTCAAGCTTGGCGATGTTGGTGCCCGCGACGGTGGTCACACCTTCGGTCACGCGGTACGCTCGGCCGTCATTGGACTGCATCACTGTGTCAACATCCACCACCCGGCCAGCAGCCGCCGTGAAGCTGGCAGTACCTGCTGCCGGCTGGGGAGTCTTACGCGGCTGGCTCAAGCGCAAGTTGGCAATACGCTCAAGGGTTTCTTCATCGGCCGTGTCAGGCAAGATTTGTTGAGCAATCCAATCCAGGTAGCCATATAGCCCGAAGGCCGTACCACTCAATGCACGCGACAACACTTGCGCATCGGAGCGCCGCAGAGCGTCGCTGACTAGGTCACTCTGGGTCCGGCTAACCAGCACCGGTAATGTTGGCGTTTCAAACGGCATAGATCACCTGCCACAGTTGGTTTGAGTTGATTTCCAGGCGCGCACCGGTGCTGATGGTGAGGATGACGCGCAGGCTGAGCCGGTTTACGTCGGCCTGTTCGCTGAGGATTTCGATATCGTCCACTTCCTCGTCTTCAATCAACCAGCGCAATGCCTCTCGGGCGTAGAACTCGGCATCACGGCGGGTATCGGCGGTCAGCTTGACCCGACGCAGTAACCATAGCCTTGAGCCGATACGGTCATCGGCGCTGCTGGGATAGCTGTCACCCCACCAGCCGTAACGCTCATCGTCATCGAGCAAGTCATCCGTCGCGGCGCGGCGCCATGTAAATAGGCTGATCACCACAGCTCGCACCAGTGAAGCCTCACGATTGGAGTTGATGATCATCCTGCACCTCCCATTGGCGGACCGCTCTGGCCTGGGCCCGCCACTACACCGCTGTGTGGGTGCTGAATCTGACTGACTCCGCCCGCGACTTGGTCGCCATCGGAAACAATCCGCCCGGTCTGGCTAATCATTGGAGTATCGAAGTTAACCGCCACATCCGCCCTGATGTTCAAGGTATGGGTCTCGATGTCGATGACCCGGCCGCGCTTGAGGTGAATCTTGTCGCCTTCATCGGTGTAGATCGCCACTTCGCCCGGCTCCATCGACTGGATACGGTAACGCCGGTCTGAGACCACCAGTACCACCCCATGGGAACGATCGCCCCCTAGAAACGCAGTGATGCCCTCGGCACCAGGTAGTGGGTGACTGGTCAGCCCGTAGGGTTCGAAGTGTTCCAGTCCATCCTTGACCTCGCCGGCAAGCAGCCGCATTTGTAAGGCCTGCATTTTTTTCGCAGCGTTACCCAGAACAACCGTTCCGCGCACAAGCAGATTCATCAGGCTCATTCGGATGGCTTCCAGTCAGCAGGGAGTAGGTATTCGAAGTTGTCAGCCTTCCCGCCTTTCTTGAGCTTCCGGTCCTTGTGCCGGTCGTTCGGTTCAGGCTCAAAGCTATCCGGCGGCCCCACCACCATGGTTGTAACGGTGCCGTTCTCGGTAAGTGAATAAGTGATCTCGGAGATCAGCATGTCGCGGTCCATCCCGATGATCGGGTCGATCACGCGCACCAGCATGTTGTGCCTCCACAACGCACCGTTCGACTGCCTCCACCCCTGTACCTTGTAGGTGGTACTTAACGCCTTGCCGATGCGGGTGATGCTTTCCCACCTGGCCCTGTCCATTGCGAGCTTGTCGCTCAACTGCCCGGACTCTTTGATGATCATCACCCGCTTGCGGGTGGTGCGGTCATCCATGACCACGGCAGAAACTTCAGCCGCCTTTTGCCCAAACTCAGTATCGGTACCGCTACGCTGACCGAGTACGCGGTACTCGGAGAACACCCCGGAAAAGTCTAGGCCAGTATCGCCGGTGAGGATGTTGCGGCCTACCTCCAGTTTGTCACTGGCCCAGCCTTCGCTACCCGGCTTGGCCAACACAGCCATACCCTTGGAATCATCGGTGGAGAACACCCGAAACAGGGTCAGTAGCCTGTCGATGGACTCAAACACCGTCTCACCCGGCTCAATCGTGTGATCGGAAAGCGTGCCCGTTTCGGGGATCTCGCTGCGCACCTTGATACCGTACGGCGCCGTCAACGCCTTCACGATAGAAAGAACACCCTGCCCGCTCCACTGCCCCGGCTTATTGACTGCTGCGCAGTCCACCAGGTCAGCGGTCAGCGATCGCCCGGAGATCGTCAGGGTGATGCTCTTGTCGTCGTAGCTGATCGGCGAGGCAAACACCCAACCGGTTAGCACCAGGTCGCCACCAATTCGAACCTGGCATTTTGAGCCCTGGCGTATTGGAATTGCGATTGGCTGGCCAGGCCACTGCCAGGTAATGCTCAGATTGAAGTCACGCGCCTGGCGCTCAAGCCCGGCGGAGATTTCCACGTTTTTCCAGCCGCCATAATCCAGGCCATCAACGGTCAGGCTGACGGCATTCGCTGCGTCGAACATGGGTTACTCCTGGGCGACTTTAAGCGCCACCGGCGGCACAAAGCCCGGGTGACTGATGCGGTTACGCTGGATGATCTCCCCAGCTCGGGTGGAGTCGCCGAAACGCCTGTAGGCCAGCACCAAGGCCGGCAGCGTTTCCGCCGGCGTCATGTCTACCAAGCGAACGCCAGACGCTGCCACGGCGGTGAGATGCTTCACCAGCACCTGGCGCATGGTGGTCAATGCCCGGTAATGCTCCGGGCCCGCCTTGAGTGATGCCTCCCAGATGGCTTCGCTGAGGGTGTCGCGTAGTTCGATCACATCATTGGCCACAGGCACCTCGGGCCGCTCCACTGGAGCCATGGCCTGCTGTTCAATTGCCGGCACCGAATCCATCACCGCCGGGCGCACGGACACCGGCATCTCGCTGACGATCAATGCGACCTGCACCAGCAAGGCGTCTTGCACCAGGTCGGCAGTCGCCTTCGCCATAGCACTGGTATCCGCACCACTGGTCTGAACCACCGTATTGATGCTGGTCACTGCTGACGTGTGTTGGGAAGCGGTGGCCACCGTCTTGCGGTAACTGGAACCAGGACTGGAGAAATCCAGCCCTGTAAAGTCGCTGAAGTAGCTGGAGAACAACGCACCGAGCGCACCCGGTGAGTTAATCAATGACTGAACAAAACCGCTGAGGTTGGTGAACAACCCCAACAGCGGCCCGAACTGACGCTGGATAGCGCCATAGACACCCGACAAGCTGTTGCGCAGCCCAATAATACTGAGCCGAGCACTGTCGATCTTTTCCATCGCCGCCTTGTACCGCGCCAGAGCTGAATCCAGCAGCCCCTCGGACGACTTCACAACCTGCTGCCGGGTGTTCGCCGTGGCTGTGGGAAACTTACGCGGAGTGTCGGGGTAGAACGTCAGTTCAAACCTGGCGACCCCCCCCTCACGGCGATCATGCGTCAGCTCGCATTCGCCCGCCTTGACCAGCATTCGGCCAAGCCAGGGGTGCACCAACTCACCAGAGCCTTCCGTCTGTAGTGCCTCTTGCAACTTGTCACGCCGCTCGAAGCAATCATCACCTATCTGCTTGAACTGCTGGGGAGTATCGAAGTTAACAACCTTGTTAACGTTGGCCATCTCGGACTCAAACGCAATTGCTGATCGAGTACCAACCGCAAACGGCGCAGCCAAGGCACCACCGGTGATCAAATCCTTGATACCGATTTTGCCTAAGCCTGTTTTTTCGAGATTCTTCCTGAACGTCCCAACATTTTTCTGAATGCCAGCCAGCTTCGGCGACAGCTTGTCGACGCCGGTGATCAACGCCTTGAGCTGAAACTTATCCATAACTAACCCTGCTGTGCTTTGTTGATTCGCTGCAGTTGCTCGGAAGACTCACAGAGCAAATCCAATGGCCTGGACATCATCACTTCCGGATCAACCTTCCATAACCAGGCCAAGTCATAAGCAACGGCTATCAGGTCGGAGACTTCACCGACGCCGCAGTCATGAAAAAACCAGCAATCTCCCAGCTCAAAGTATTGAGGTCTGCCAGGTCCAACTGGTTGACGGAGGACGGAGGAATTCCCGCGCAAACCGCGATGTACTTCGCCGCGACATCCATATCGAGACTGACTTCTTCATCCTTACCAATACGGTACGGAAGCGCTTTGATTGCCCGCACCTCCGTGACTGTTGGTCGACGCAAGGTCAGGCCATTCAGTTGCTCCCCGTGCGCTTCAATCGGCACCTGTAGCTTCACGATGTCATTCATTGCCATGTCCCCTTGATGCCATCGAATTGCATTTCAATGGTGCCGTCGTCGCCCTTGGAAGTGGGTTCATCGACCAGGTAAGCACCAGCCAGAACGTACACGCGGCCATTTTTGAACTCGCAAGTCACCGTCATGTCCCGGCCATTCACAAGCTTTTTTATGTCCAGGTCCGGCGTATCGATTGCCGTGAGCTTCAGGTACGGGGCAAGGTCCTCTTCCTTGTAAAAACCCGGTACTACGGTCTCACGCTTGACTTCCATCAGCGGGGCTTCGGCACCACCACTGATAGTCAACTGAGCGCCGTCCACTTTGACGTAGGCGGTACCCGCCACTAATTGACCCATGGTCATAGTCTCCAGAATGCAAAAGCCCGCGCAGGGCGGGCTGGGGTTGTTCAGAAAGTGCGGCGAGCGGGATTACGCGGCGTCGTTGTATTGCAGGCGGAACTGGTTGAGCAGCGCAAATACCCGCAGGCCGTTGATGTAATCCGGCGGAAACAGCACGTTGACCCGGCTCGGGTCGTTGCTATCACGCTCAACGATCAAATGCTCAGCGAACAACTCAGCGTTTTCGACGTGGCCTTCCAGCTCCAACCGCACGTACTGCGCGATCAGTTCGCCACGGATCGTGCTCGGCGTGACGATCGGCTGGCCCGCACCGAAGCGGGTACCGTCGTTGGCCAACTTGTGGCGGCCGTACTTGCTGGTGATGACGCTTTGCATCCGGCGGATGATAAAGGCCGATTGGTGCATGGTCTCGCTGTCCAGGTAGGAGTTGTCCGCCTGTCCATAGGCATTCTTCTGGTAGGTAGTGATCGAGCGCTGGATGCGCACATAACCCCCCTCGTAGTACGCCGTGGCAATGCCGTAGCTGAGCAACGACTGGCGCTCAGTGAGCGTGAAGCGCTCACTGGCCGGAGCCGGATCCAGGCCTGGGAGGCTACCGCTTTGCGTCGGGCGGCTGGCATCGGCAGAGATGAACACTGCTGTACGCGCTGCCAACGACGCCGCCTGTACCCAAAAAGGCTGTGGAACGCCCGCTTCCATTGCCTGGATCGTGACGTGCTGATCATTGCGCGCTTGTCCTGCCGCAACCAGGGTGCCCAGGGTTCCGCGCTTGGCGCTGTACACGTGCCCGAACAACTGCTTGGCCCAGCTCCAGCGGCCAACACTGTCATCCATCGCACCCTTCCAGGCATCCAGGGTGTTGATGTCGGACCAGGGAACGCACAGGAATTCGAATGGCTCGTCGCCCAGGGCAGCCAATGCATCAACCTGGTCCGGCACACCTGCTCCCTGAGTCATTTTTGTCAGGACAACCGTAAGCCCCGCCGGCGTGATTTCGCCATTGGCTCTGCCCAGGCGATTGAGCTGCAGGCTGATATCGTTGCCACTATCACCCTTCCACTTGCACGTGAGGGTAACCACACCCGCCGCTGCGACAGCGGTGACAGGCAGGTCGTCGGTGGCGTTTATCTTCACTGCCAGTGCAGAGGCCGCGATAGTTGGTGTTGCCGCGGCGGTCACTGTTGCCTGCACACGCACACCGGCGATGTACAGGTTCAACAAGCCGGATTCCGTTGCAGCGCCGGTAATGGTAACGGTCGCAGCAGCGACAACACCTTCGTCGTTTTGCAACGGCAGGCACCATACCTCACCAACAGGATCCACCTTGCGCCAGGCTTCATACATGGCGGCAAGCATCGAGCCCGAACCACCAATGCTCTTTGCAAGGCCCAAGCTCGGCACCAACACCAGACCACCGATATTCTCGCCGGTAGCATCGCTGTTCACCTGGGCGACTATCAGGCGGCGCATTGCCGACGAAGCCGTGTTGGCCGCCGAGTTGTCCATCTCCGCGTAAAACAGCGGTACCCGAATGTCGGCCGGGATATTGCTGAATCCAATAGCCATTATTTAGGCTCCTCGGGTTTCGCCGCCTTGGCGGCCTTGGTGGGGGTTGCAGCGGTGATGTCGCCGTCCGCCAAGCGACGGCGCCAATATGCGTTATCGGGAACCTCACGACCCGCGCCGGGCAACAGGTCGCCGGCCTCCGGGTCAGGCACGGCACGGCCAGCGGCCGGCACCACAGTGATACGCTTGGTCATGGTGTTACGTCTCCTGAGAATTTCACTTCGATGCGCCCATCCGGGCCAGGTCGTTGCAGGTTGGGGTCAGCAGGATCAATGCAATCCATGTCAAAGTTGACGCCGGTAAACCCGGGCAACCCATCCAGTTCCAGTTCGTGCCAGGTCTCCGCAGGATCACTGGCCGCGTTCCGCCCGATCTGGAAGCGAGCCGAGAAGGTGAAGCGGTAGACCACTCGACTACGGTTGATGGAGAGCAGCTCGCCTCCCTCATATTCTGTGGGCGTGTATTCCGGGGCAGGCTGCCAGGAAATCAAAGCCCGCCAGATCTCCGCACGGAATAAATGGGTGAGGTCAGCCGCTTCCTGGCCACGCTCATCCCGGGTATCCACCACCAGCACCACGTCGAAAAAATCGGTGATTTCCTGGCGCAGACCATTCTGAACATCGTTTTCAGCGGCCTTGTCGGATACCGCGATCACGTACGCTGAGGGATGGCTCAGCTTCGCGCTGGCGGCAACCGCCTCGAAGTCAATGCCACCCGCCACACGGCCCGAGAAGCTGGGGCAGTACTGCCGGAGGTGGGCGACAATTGGAGAGATCTTCATGGGCGAATTCCAAGTAATAAAAAACCCCGCCGCGGCGAGGTTGTTTATTGATTCGATATCGATCAGCTCTTTTTGAACTGCTCGACGATTGCAGGAACGTCGATGTCAGACGGCAACGGCAGCGGCGACTCTTCGATCAAGCCCTCATTGGAAAAGGTCGTTGAGGCCTTGCTGCTTGCGGTGCCATTTATAGATTTGAATCTCCCGTCGGCGTACTCCCACACTTGAGGTGCGCTGGTTGCGCCTACGTGCACACCAACGCAACCAACGTAGGAGCGACTACCAATTACCTTTGGAGTGCAAGAAACCGATCCATCGGCATACACCTTGTGCTTCAGATAAAGCAGAGTGATCTGATCAATAGCAGCGCCCGGGGCTTCCTTTACCGCTGAATCATCCTTTGCCTGCCGCGCTGCCCCCGCCTTTTCCTTTGCGGCCTGCCGGTCGCGATCAATCGTCGCCTGCGCCTGCTTTTGGACCTCTGTAGGCTCGGGTGCGACTACAGCCAGAACAGCTGTTGCAACGACAATCCCGACAATGGCCCCCACCAGGTTGCCCGCAACCAAACTCAGCTTGCCGCGTTTCCGTACGACAAGAAACCATACAGCGGCCCATATAGCCAAGCTTAAGGCCAACAACATCCCTTCCATCGCAAGCACTCCTTTTTTGACGAAGAGGAAGCCTACAGCATCTACTGGCAGTAAGTCATAGCCAGACAATCAGCCCAATGCATCCGCAAAAGCCCGCGACAAAATTGCCCGCACAGCTGAGGACGAGTCCTGCAGGGCATCACTCATGTAGTTTGCCCGAGGCTCAATACGCCAGCCGTTGCTCTTACGCTCAGCGACCAGAGCGGCACGGGCACCCTTACGACGCCGGTTGCTCTTGCCGCGCCCGGAACCTGGGGCCAGCTTCTTGATACGACCACCCAACCGCACACCGTAGTGCAGGTAGGCCGGATAGTATTCCGACATGGCCCCCGTTTTGTAAGGCGCAATCTTCACCAGGAAACCCGAGCGGGACACCTTGAAGTTGATCGAGTCGAGCAAGGCGCCGGTTCGATTCACCGGGTAGCTGTCCTGGCCACGGGATAACGCGACATTGAGCTGTGCGCGTTGCCGCACCAGCTTGCCGGCCTTGCGCATCGCTACGCGGATCTTCTTCTTGTCGAAGGCTTCACGTTCGAACTTTTCGAAGCCGTCGATGTGAATGTAACCGTCAACACCAACTGAGTTAGCCATAGATCCCTCCACCAGGCTGAGCTGCGCCCAGCTCCTCGACCTCCAGCACCGTATAACGCCGGGTGCCGTTCATGTCGGCCACACGCTTCACTCGATAAATCGAACCGCCATGAACAACCTCATGCGCATCACTCATGCCCTTCAAGTAATACAGGATGACTCGGTGGGTGATCTTGACGTCCGTCTGGACACCATTAGCGTAAACAGCGGTCCCGACTGGTTCGATCTTCGCCCACCGCCGTTTCTGATCGGTGAATATCGAATCGAGCCCGAGGTCAGGCGCAGGTGTGTCTGACCGCAGTCGCAGGGTAATACGCCGGTCCAGTTCGCCGGCACTGGGTTCGCGCATGGCCATATTCAGAACCTCGGCGGCACGGTGATATCAGCCACCAAGTGGTCAAGAAACGTTGACGGCAATTCCGACAGCGTCTGCCCCACCAGGAACATTTCCGGGTGTCGGTAGATCGTCGCCGCAGCCATCAACAGCCAGTTGCGCACGCCCGGGTGAAGGTCAAGGACAAGCCCGGCCTTGTATTGGATGCGTAGCCGGCCACCCGGACGAACTCCGGGGAAGTGCAGGAAGCTTTCCCGCTGATCCTGGCGCAGGTCAAAGGGCCCGACCTGCTCCAGCCAACTGCCATCAGACTGCTGGGAAAGCACCGAGACAATCTCGGTCGCCTGGCCAACATCAAGCGCATGACCACCCTGTCGATCCGCTGGCCACTCTTCCTCATAAACAGCACCCCGGATGGCAGCCCCCGTTTTTGACTCGCACTGAGCGGTGACGCCGGGGATGATGATTTGTTCGATCAACTCCGGCGCCATGTCCTCCGGCTCAACACGGCACTGGAACGCCACTTGTTCAAGCGTCAGGACCGGATCACCGAAGTACTCAATTCGACGGGCCATGACTTATGGCTTCTCGTCGAGTTCGTCGACTTCCTCTTCTTCCAGCTCTTCCGGCGGATTTTCCGGCGGCGCCTGCTCTGGCGGCTCTTCTTCCGGCGGATTTACTGGATGCTGATCAGCGGGCTTTTGGGCCGAACTCTTTTTGCCGGCACCCTTCTTGCCGGCAGGCGGGGTGACTACCTTTTCAGTGGAAGCTTTTTCCACATAAAGTCTTGCCCTGCCCGCGTCGATCAGAGCATCCGCAGCAGCAGGATCAAAGCCGGCGGTTTCCCCGATCGCGTAGCCGCGCCATTCCTTCCTGAAGGTAACGATTTTCATATCGGTCATATTGTTGCCTGCTCAAGTAGTTGGCCCCACCAAAGGCAGGGCCAGGGGTTTACATGCCGGCGCCCCAGGTAATACCTGTGCCCACGGAAATCGACTCGACGTGACGCGGGCCGAAGTCGTGCTTGCTGATCACGCGGATCAAGGTCTGATCACGCTGGAACGCGCTGACGGTGTTACCGGCGCCATCCTTGTAGGAAGCCTCGGTGCTGATCGCAATCGCCAGAGTGGTGTCTTCACCGATGTAGCAGTCGGCGAAGTTCACAAAGTAGATCTCGGACTCGTTACCGCCTGCGCCCAGGTTGACCGGCACTTGAGTGGTCAGAGCCACTGGATAGCCCTTCAACATACCGCCATCGACCTCCGGGTAGGCCTTGTTACCGTTGCCGTCGCGCAACGATTGCAGCCAACGGATGGTGCGCGGCGCCATGATCCAGCCACAGCCAGCCAGGTCCACGTTGGCGCCTTCAAGGCGAAGCATCATGCCGCCCAGGTACAGATCAACAATCGCGAGCGTTGCACCAGCAGGCGCCCCCATCACGTTGCCAGGCAGTGCCCAGTTGCGCAGGCCCTTCGGCAATGAGCCAGTGCCAGAGCCGCGGATGAAGTGAAGATCTTCCGACAGGCCCATGCTGACCGCGAGATCGCTGCTGACTTGGGAGTCGATACGCGGGTTTACGCCCGCATACGCCAGCAGGTCATTGGAGATCGGGACGATCGCGGCGGCCTTCTTGGCAGACAGTTTGAGGTCACCGAACTGCATATCGGTGATCGCAATGTCTTCCTCGGTACCCAAGTACGTCACTTGAGTGTTGCCCAGCACGCGGGGCATGGTCAGGTTGCCGTTGTTCAAGGGCAGGCTGATGGCGCCCATTTTGCGCACCACGGACTTAGGTCGTAGCGATTCGATAACACTGGTGCTGAAGTTTTCAGGCACCAACACGCCACCGGAACCCGGGGTTACAGTGGAAAGCGCCATATGCACATCGGCGCCGTAACCGCCCGTCTTGGCCATTTCAGCAGCGACGTGTTGATTGCCACCGGCCTGAACCATAAGGCGCACCATTTGCGCCATCGCAACACCCGGCTTC